TTACCATAGCAGGAATACCCATAGCAGTAATCGCACTGTCACACTTCACCCAAACTTCTTTGGTGTCGTGATTTACAACGTGTTCTAATCTCAATTTAGTTTTCATAAGTAAATGTTTTGTTTTTGACTTTTGTATCAAACTCACCAGTTCTTCCTGGTTTCATTTTTCCGACTCCAACATTCTTACCTTTACCAGGCCAAGATGTTTTGGATGTTCCTTTGAGTGATGCTTCACCCCCACCTTTACGTTGAATCAATACGGAATCTTGGTCGTCTTTAGATGAACCTTCAGGAGCATTACGCTTTTGTTTGAGTCCTCTTTCAGTTCCAAGTTTCTCTATGGTTTTCTTAAACCTCTTCTTACCCATTTTACCAGAAGAAACTACGTGAGATTTTTCACCCACTTTTTTCTCATCTGGAGTTCCTGGGTTTTCCGTATATCTTCCAGATACTTTTGTTGGACCCGGAAGACCGGCACCTCTAATTCTTCTTTCAGTTCTTGCAGACCTTTCCTTATTTTCTGATTTTGATTTGTCACCCCTCTGCCCAGAAAGAATTGCCATCCCACCCTTTTCGGACTTACTCATTACACGAGTAAGAGAAGTCTCTTGAATAGAATAGCATTCTACCATAAATTCCTGAAAGGTCTTCATTTTTATAAGCACTTTTTGAGTATTTAGTTAAGCAACTAATTGAATAAATTCACCAAGAATCTTTTTGTTCATTTTTTTAGAACTCAAAGACTTGACAAATGCGGTTCTAATTTGTGCCTTTGAGGCATCTTCGGCAACCTTGAACTCACTATCACTATTGAGAGCAGAGGAAGAAATACCAAAGTAAGTATGATATCCGGAAGAGGTAATGGCAAAACTACGTTCTTTCCTCCAACGGGACATCACTTTATCGTAAGTGCCGTCAGTATAACCAGTATAATTCCGAATAAAATGCCCGGCATCACGACTATCAAGAATACGCATTCCAATAAAATTCACGCTGGGAAACTTATCACGAAGATTTCGGAGAAGAAGGTCCGTAAAAGACGTATTATTATTCCAGTTTTTTTCAGAAAACTTATATACATTTCCAGTCTTACGGTCACGAAGATAAGAATTATCTTGAATATAATTACATCCCAAATAAGACTCTCCATTATCCCAAGTACGTTTAACTTCCCGATAATACTTCAGAGGAGCTGCTTCACCATCAGTCAGAATTACACACTGGACTTTCTGAAGTTTATGTTCTTTCTGAAAATATGGAAGAATCTGATGTAAGGCAACAAGTGACTCATTCAGTGGAGTTCCAGAAAGAGTTAGTTTATGGGGGGATTGATACTTACAACCCCCACAACCAGTGCGATCATATTGTTTGGCAACCCGGTAGATATTCTTGAGTTGAGTATCAAGAACCGAACTTTTTACCTTGCTGGTAAAGAGATTCAGAAGACCAAATGTATAATCAACCACTAGTTCATTTTCTTTACGAACTGTATGTTCTTGAGGAGTACTAGTCACTTTACCATCGGCATCATATGAAGACCTATAGTTCCAATCATTTGTAAAGGCATAAACCTCAAAAGGAATATTAACCTTATTACAGAACCAAATAAGATTATAAAGTTGCTTGACCGTATCCATAAGAACATTACTCATAGACCCAGACCAATCAAGAATAAAAACCAGACCGTGATTTTTACCGGTGGCAAATGTGGTTACTTTCTTAAACAAATCCTCCTGATACTTATAGGTATGAAGTTTCGTACAGTCCAGAACACCAGTCTTAGAAACTGATGCTCTGGCATAAGAGTCTGCTGCCTTACGACACTCAAACTCTTTCACCAGATAATTGACTTCCTTTTGTGCCGAACGCTTAAAAGATACATACTCGGCATCCACTGTGGTAAAGATTTCACTATCTTCGTGAATAAAGAGTTGCTTCTCCCAATTATCTTTACAAGTATTGTGAATAATTTGATTAGAAATAATCACCGAATCCAGATTCAATTTAGGAACTTCAATATAATTAGTTTCCTGAATGTTGTTATTCACCAGTTCCTTAAGGTTTTCCTCAAGAGAACTCATAGTCTTCACATCTGGTTCGGCGTGTTGTCCACCAGTTTGTTGGGTATTCTGGTCATCAAACTTTTCGCCTTGAGTTTGTTGCTCAGACTCAGAAGTCTGTTGCTTATCACTCTCACCTTCACCATCCTCTTCGGGAGAAAGTTCTTGCTGTTCTTCGGGTTGCTCTCCGGCACCAGAACCAGAAGACTTTTCGTGATTATCAATACTCGGAAGTTTTGTTTGTTCTTCTTGCTTTTGCTTACAGTAATCATAAAGAACCTTGGCAGCATCCAGAGTTTCATCAAAGGTTTCTGCCTTGCCAATCATATCAACAATTTCTTGCTCCCTATTGGTAAATTCAAGAGTCAAGAAATTACCAACCTTGAAGTAAAGGTTCGCACGGTCGGCAAGATTGTGTGTTGAAAGGTCATCATCACCAATCTGAAAGAAATCTTCTTCCTGAAGTTCCCGATAGGCACCATAGAAGGTCTTTGCCAATCCGGCATAACGGCGTTTGATGAGTTTCTCCACACGAGCATCCTCACAGACATTCACAAACTGTTGAGGAACCCTAACCTGCTCCGTCCAGTCTTCATCAGGTGTATAAAGTGAATGGGATACCTCATGGGCAACCAACATATCATAGACACAATTACTTGCCTTCTGCCACATAGGAAGCGTCAGGACCCGCGTATGAACATTAAAGCAGGCAGTCTCAACCTTCTTGTGTTCCACAATCAGGTCTTCCGTTGCCAGAAGACGGGCAAGCATACCTTTTACTTCAAAATTTACGGTCATTAGGAGTTCGTTTGTCTTATGAACCTATTATACAAAAAAAGAGGGTCGTGAAACCCTCTGGTGTGCCAGTTTTGAAAGTGGTTTATTTTCCTATGGGTCCCATTGGTTGTGTACTTTGACCTCTCCTTCTCATTTCAGTATCAGAAATAAAAGATCCCTTAGTTGGAACATTTTTTGTCGAAAAGGGACCAGACTGCTTAACAACAACATTTCCGGGAACACCTTTTTGTTTTGCTCTTACTTCCGCAGCTTGTTGTCCCGTAGCAAACTTTACAGCATTTCCAATTGCTCTGCTTGCTCTAGATAACGGATCTTGAGATGGACCCGTATAGTCTGGGTCTACTGCCTCAACAATACTACCAATCCACTCTTCACTCATATTTGCCATAATAGCAAGTGCTGCTTCATTTGTATCGGCATAACCTTCGGCAACTAGGTGCTCAAGAATGGTGTCAAAGAGGTCAACTTCTTCTTTATTCATTCTTTTCCTTCTTTTAGCGGCAGCAGTCTTCATACTTGCTTCCTTTTCGCCAGCTCTCACAGAAGCTCTCATATTTTCAGGAGTGCGGTCTTTCATTTCCGTATCATTTGCGGCACCAGTAGCAGCAATACGTTTATTTACAGCTCTACCTACAAGTTCATCAGAAACTTCATCAAGTTGCTGATTTTCACAAACTTCCAGATATGCTTCCCAAAGATTTCTAACTTCTTGTTCTCTCATTTTTCCAAAACTTTCTAATTATTTATAAAAAAAACACTCCGAAGAGTGCTTTTTCTTAAAGGCTTTGAGTCGTGCCTTTGCCTGTCGGAGTGCCTGCGGTTTGAGTTTCCGCTTCTGCTCCTTGCGTGAGTGGTGATGCCTGTTAGGTACTTGCATTTTCCTTTTGCTTATGTTTCTACTTTATACGAGAATCCTGCCTTCTTATCAAACCTTGTGACACTTTGGAATTTGTCCTCAAGTCCGGTCTTATGAGAAATCACGAATATATTAGCATCCTTTATGACATAACGAATAATCTTAAGAAACTCATCGGTTCCAAATCCATCAAGGGATGAGTCGAAAACTTCATCCATTATCAAAAGATTTGTATTTACAGAGTTCTTAAGTCTTGCGACTTCTCTCCAAGTAAATAGCAAACTCAAATCAACTCTCATTTTCTCACCCTCACTAAAAGAAGCATAAGAAAAGTTCTCATGAATGGGTGACTTGATGCTCTCATTAAACTCTTCATCAAGATGGAAATTGATATAAAAATCCATCATCTGTAAGTAACGATTCACCTGCTGATTTATGAACGGGAGATACTTTTTAATAATCTTCGTTTTTACACCATCATCCTTGAGTAAGGAATAGGCAAAATCATAATGAACGATTTCTTCTTTTTTATCCGAAAGGTCATCAAATGTTTTTTGAAGATTATCTCTAAACTCTTCTAACTTCTCATTTTCAGTATTTCTGTTTTTAAGTTGTTCGGTAATAGTTTGAACTTCAGATTCAAGGTTTCGGATTTGTCTCTGACTGAGTGAAATCCGAGTATTGTTTTGAGAAATCTCATGGTTGAGTTTCGTAATCTCCTGTGATAGTGCTAGAAATTGACGCTCTCGTTCTTGTTCAAACTTCATAGTCTCCTCAAGTTCCTGAAAACCTTTCTGGAGTTCCTTTGCTTTATTTTGAGCATCTGCAATTCTATCTAGGCGAAATCTTTCATCAATACCTTGAGTACAAGTAGGGCATACCGTATTTTCACTAAAAAACTTATGCTCTTTAGTAATCGTAGATACTTTTTGAGAGATTTTACCCTTAAGATTATTGAGTTTCCCTAACTTCTCTGCGGCACCAATAACCTCCTCTTGTTCTTTTGTGTATTTGAAAATGTCTTCTTCAGTCTTGGCATTCTCGGTCATATAAGTACCGACTTCAGTATCTAAATCGGAAATTTTCCGTTTATTGGCATTTATATTAGCATTGCCACGATTCTCAAGTTCCTCAATAAAACTCTTCTGCATTTCAACCTTGTCCTTAAGGTTTTGCTTCTTCAACTCAAGAGATTTTATTTCTTCCTTTTTAGTACGAATCTTTTCTTTGATGATAGTGTTCATCGTAGAGAATATCCGAATATCCAATAAGTCCTCAATCACCTCACGACGATTGGCAGTCGTAAGTTGCATAAAAGGCACAAAGGTACTGGAACCCAAAATTACAATCTGAGTGAAAGATTTATAATTTACCTTTAGAATATTTTCTTCTAGTAATTTTTGATTAATGCGGTCATCAGATTCCTTATGAAGTTGTTTTCCATTTACTTCAATATCAAAGACATTTGGTTTGATTCCACGACGAACCAAATAATCACGACTATTGACAGAAAACTCAATCTCAACTAAACAATCCTTTTCGTTTGTTTGATTGATTAATTGATTTTTATTGATTTTCCTAAAACTTTTATTGAATAAAACAAAAGTAAGAGCATCCAGTACAGTTGATTTCCCTGCACCATTTGCTCCAATAATTAAGTTTGTATTATTCTTTTGGAAATCAATCTCCGTAAAATGCTGTCCGGTAGAAAGAAAGTTCTTCCATTTAATTTTTTTGAAGGTTATCATTTTTAGGAGGAATTACAATATCATCAGTAGTAATTACGGCATACTTGTAGTTGTTATGCTTACAAGTCTTTATGGCAAGTTCATCATCAACTTCCACAATTTCCATTTCTTTTTCGTAGTCTTCATCATACTCAAGCATCATAGCATACCGAGTGGCATCATCCTCTTCTTCAAATAAAAATAAAACCTTTTCTCCATATTGGTCTTGAACGGCATATGCACCATCATCTTTACGACCCTTAAGAGTTAGAAGAAACATTTTACTCCACTTCGCAAGCTTGTTTATAGAGGTCTTGGAATATACTCTTGATAGTACTCTTATCAAAGTCATATTCGGATTCATCAATATAACGATTCAGAATTGAAATAGTATTCTCTTCCTCATCAATTACAAAGTTTTCATTTTCCTGAATCTCAAAGTTTTCAACAATCTTCAGGTCTTGAATACCAATCTTATAGAGTTTGTCAATAAACTTTTCAAAATCTTTTTGCTTGGTTTTCTTACGGACGATTACTTTGACAATCTTATTAGAATACTCGGAGGCATCAAAAGTCTGATGTGGAGTATCTTCATAATAAATGTTATAGAATAATTTATAAGGATTGTTGATTGGAGTATGCTCTAGAGTTTCGGTATCAAAGATATGAAATCCACGAGTATCATTTACATCCGTCCAGTACATTTCATAAGGATTACCGAGATAGAACACAGTTCCATTATCAGAACGAGTGTGGTAATGACCAGAAAATACCTTTTTGAAGTTTGAAAAAAGATTTGCTTCCAGTCCATGCTCCTCCATTACAAGATGTTTATTAACCCGAAACCCTTTGAGTTCAAGGTGCCCCATCGCAATCTTTGCCTTTGACTTCTGAATAACTTTTAGAGTTTCATCATAGTTTTCACTACAAATCCAAGGAATAAAAGTCATATCAATTCCACAAACCTTTGTATTCGTTGGGGAACTATAAGTCTTTATGTTTGAGTAATCTTTTAGGAGTAGTTCTGGAGCATTAATTTCAGTAGAATTACGAAGAAAAATATCGTGATTACCCACAATCATATGGACTTGGTACTTTCTAAGAGGTTCTAATACTACTTTTTTAGTCCAATCAAGACCCCAGAAATCGATACTTTTACGATTATCAAAGGCATCACCCATATGAATTACAGTCTCTACCCCGTGTTCTTCTAGAGCAGGGAAGAAAACATTATCGTAAAACAATTGAAAATAGTCGTGAAGATTTCTTGAAGCTTTGCGGGCGCTCCAGTGGGTGTCTGTTAAAATTGCAACTTTCATAATTTTATTCCAAATAATACCAATCGGTATATTGTTCTAATCTACATCTGCGACGAATATTGACTGGATTTATGCCGACGACTTTACTTGCTTCAACGGCATCTTCGTATATTATACCACAACAAAAAACTTTTTGGGTGGTCCTTTGTTTTCTTTTAGATTTATCCTTCCCCCTTTTTTGGTTTTTTGCCATATTGACAAATCTTTCATAATTATCCAACATTTTATCAGTTGGATTTTTCCATTTTTCTTTTAATTCTTTAGATTTTATTTTTTTATTTCTTTCACTCAATTCTTTCCTTCTTTCTAATGCTTTTTGACTATTTTGATCCCAATAATTTTTGGTAATCTCACTTATTTTTTTCTTTGTATTATCTGTTCTTGGAACAGATACCCACCCAGAAGTTGCTACAGATTTATTAAAATATTCTTTACTATTTTTAACATCTAATTCCATATGAATTTTTTTCTCCTCCTCAACTAATTGCTTAGGAGATATTTCACCATATTCTGATATTATTTCAAAATAAAAATCATCTATATTATTTTTTATTTTTTCTTTCCACCATTTACAAATAGTAAGGTCTCCACTATACCAATCTTTTTGTTTGGATGACGGAGATCCGAAATATTTTTTACCATAGTTGTATTTCGATCCAACATAATAATAAGGGGGAGTTTGATTTTTTAGATGAGGAAGATATGTTATTTTATAAAGAATATTCATTCTATTTTTTTATTACCACGATACTATTTATAAAAATAATATCTAAAAATCATCGGTTTCCGTTTCTGTACTGGATGGCGTCTTTCATACTGTTGTATTCACTATTGTTCCCAGAAAGCACTCCGTCATCAATTGTCATAACCTCATCATAACCGGTTCTTTCAATAATTTTTGTCTTGATTTCCAGTTGCTTCTTTTCTTTCTGAATTCTTCTCAAAAAGGCATAGTGAATAATCTGAGTGAAATAAGCAAAAGGATTCTGAGACCTTTCTGGATTGAAATTATGAATGTACTGAACACAATTCTCTATTCCATCGGAGCACATATCCTCACGGAACATATAATTTACAAAATTGGGTTTATATGAAAGGTGAGTGGCAATCTTCAAGAAGCATTCTCCAATATAATCTGGAATTCTAGGTTTTCCTTCCCAAGCACCAGACTTAGGGGGATACTTATCATACTTCTCAAAATACTTCTGTGCTGCCTTATCTACTTTAGATCTATAAACAATAAGAGATTCTAATAACTCTTTATTGTTTACATAATGTTCTGATTTCTTTTTAGGCATAGCATCGAACTTTTAGTATAAGTTGTAATTATTATAGCACATACCGCAAGGGCTTGACAAGTATTGAAAAACCGTATAGACTAGGTTTGTCCCCGTTGAAGATAAGTCTTAGCTTTCTTTATTATCTTTATAGAGATTCTCCAAATTCTTTCTTGCTTCCTCTACCGAAGATACATAACCCATAGTTGATGAAGGTTTGACTTCTCCAGCCGGTTTATATACTTCTATTGAATCATCACTTACATAATGTTCATATAACTGAATTAATTTAACGTCTTGTGTTTCAGTCATCGTAATAACTTTATCAAGTTTAATCAAGAACATATCATCACTAGACATTTCTATCCAGGGCTTAATCTTCACATAAGAATCACCGGTAGAGGTTGTTACGGGTTTCATAAGTACTGGATTTTGTAGAATAATAATTGGATCGCCATCATTCTCATCTATCATAATAAGTGATAGAATCTCTTCACTTGATACTAATTTTAAAATACAGTAAAACTCTTCTCCCATATTAATCCTTAAGTGGTATATTTACAATATCGTAATTAAAGTTTTCTTCATTATAAATCTTGATTCTTTCAATAAGGTGATTGAGTGTATAATTTTTTCTTGATTTGTAACTAATATCATCGGCAATATCATATAGAGTTGCCTTTACTTTGTTTTCTCCTTTTCGCAGGACTCTTCCGATGGATTGGAGATTTCGTATCCTTGATTTACTAGGTGAAGCAAATATAACATTATGAAGATTTCTGATATTGACACCAGTAGAAAAAGTGCCATAGGAAGCAACGATGATTGCATTATTCTCTCTTTCGGTAATTTCCCTAACTAATTCTCGTTCTTCAGTAGCAACCCCTCCATGAACAAAGAATACGTGTCTATTGTCAGTTTTGCTATTATTTATGAGTTCGTAAAGTGGTTGCCCATGCCCTTCTACTCTGGCAAAAAGAACAAGAGTATTACCCTTTAAATCAAGAGCAAGATTTTTAATAAAGTTATTTCTCTTTGAGTGATTAATAATATACTGAACCTCATCCTCAAATACTTCAAATCTGTGAGGAGGATGCTTCAGTAGTAGAACTTTAATATCTAATTTAGCAAGATGACCTTTCTGCATCAGTTCATCTGTCTTAATAATCTTATATGAAGGTCCAAATAAACCTTCCAAAACCCACTTATGAGTTTGAGACCCATCCAGTGTTCCGGTGAATCCAAAACGATATTTTGCATCACAAAGTTTCGTCATTATAGATATTAATGACTTGGATTTAAACTGGTGTGCCTCATCTCCTACGACTACATTAAATCTGGAAAAATACTGCTTGGGAAGTTTGTAAATAGACTGCCAGGTGGTAATAATAACTTGGGAATCAGTTTCTCTTTCCTTACCAGCGTATATCTTGTGGCAGTATGAACCAACATCAAACCCATAACTTGCAAAATCTTTATACATTTGTTCTACAAGGGAAGTCGTTGGAACAACTACGAGAATATTTTGTTCTTTCTCAACATAATATCTCACAATACCATATATCATCAAAGACTTTCCAGAAGCAGTTGGAGATATCAATAATTTACGATTATATTTTAAAGCGTCGTATACTCCCTCAATTTGGTAATCGCGTGGAATATGGGAGCAAATAGAATTTAAATAATCCTTTACACCTTCTTTTGAAATATTTTCATTTATCTCAAAGGGGAGTCCATAAAACTTATTATTCACAAATTCATAAGTATAATCGTGGTCTTTACAGAACTGAATCACTCTATCTAAGAGTCCAATATAAATTTCTCTTGTGTCTACATTAAACAAATATATACGACCATCCCACCATTTATTTTTATATGCAGGAGAAAATTTTGCATTAGGAACTTCAAATTGAAAAGAGTCCTTTAATTCATAATAAATATGAGGTTCTGCAGTAATATGTAAATATACTTCATTCTTTTTTTCTATGACCAAATTGACCATTTACAAAATTTCAGTTATAGATATTTATTTCGATAAAAACCGACCCTTATCATCTCTTTTTTTATTTAAAGTTGTATTTTGACCTTTTCTTTCTTTATTAATTCTAATCATATTTTCTCTCCTTCTTTGTCTCTCTTCTTCACTAACATTTAATTTATATCCCTTTCCCTTCTTCTCATTCATCATTTTTGCTCTATTGGAAAGAATATCTCTTTGTTCTTCACTCAAAGTTTGTTTTGCTCCTTTTGGGCACCCAGTTATTTTTAACTTTGTCCCCTCCAAATGCTTATAACCTAAACAACCATCTCCACCTTTTGTTAGGTTATAATCTGGTTTAAAATAATCAATCCAATATTTTTCTCTTTCATTTAAAAGTTTTTTATCATCACCACTCTCTATTTCTTCAACTATAAAAAATTTTTCACCATACTTTCTAATTGCCGAATGGAGATATGTATGTCTTTCTTTATTTTGTCTTGATGCTCTTATATGATTCCTTAACCTTACTTCAATTTCATTTATTGTAAAACCAATGTAAATTTTATTATTTTTTAAATTGGTTATTTTGTAAATATATGCCATTTAAAATATCCACTCATACTCCTATTTATACAAAATAATACACATAAAAAGGTGGGTAAGTTTTCATTTTATTTTTATTTAGTTATACCCTGCCGTAAACTTGTGCCAGTCTATAGCATTCTTGATGGAGTAATTTCTATTCGTAATCATCTTAATGACTTCTTCAAGAAACTTAAGCATAACATCATAATATCTAATCTTCAAATCAATCTTAGACAGTCTCTCATCGGCGTCCATATACCTCTGTATGGCGTCCTTTTCTCTTACCTTATACGGAAATGGTTCTTCGGCATAGACCTCTGCTGTTGCCTTTCCTGTGTAGTAGTTATAGCGTTCCAACCTGACTCTATTATGTGTTTCTCTTGCTTTTTCACGAAGAAGAGTGATGGTATTATATAGAGTATAATATTTGGAATGAAGTTGAGGAATTTTTAGTGATTCATCGTGTAAGTTATCAGGGTCTATGACAGAATCTCTTTGCCACATTTCCTGGATTTCATCAAGGTTCATAGGGGTTGATTATTATTATCAAGGATATTATACACAGTATACTTGAAAGCTACGTCTGCTGTAAAGTACTGAATGTCTGTTTGTGTGGCATCAAACTCAAGAGAACTTAATGATACTGGAAATAAATCCTTGAATTTTACCACGGCAGTTGTGTTATAGCTACTATTCAGAATATAAAGACTTCCATCACTAAATGCTCTTTTGGGGTCTTGTGCTTGTGTTGTATCATTTACTATAGTTATTAAATCTTTATATTGCTGTGCTGTTTCTGGAAATCCAAGACCTGTCAACCAATTATGAACTGCCATATAGTTCTCCATGTTCTCATCAACCAAAAATCTTAGAGATAAATCACCATACGTAATTTTATCACCAGGAACATCAATATCTTTTAGGTATGATGGTTGGATGTTGAGAGATAATGTAATTTCTGGTATTCTTGCCGTATTGCAGAAAAAGGCAACTTTAGGTTCTTTTGCTAATGAAAACTTAAACCCAACTGGTGATAGAAAGTTTCTATTATCAATTTGGTTGGGGAAGGAGCAAGGCATTTTTATTTTTATTTAGAGTGATTTGTATATTAAGTTACTTTAGATACTTTATAACCCTTATGTTGCTTTTGCCTTCCTCTTGCCACATGCATCATATTTCCTGGGTCTAAACCTCTTTCTAAGGAATATTGGCGTAGATTTGTTATAATGACTTCTTCTCCCTCTGGTGTGATTATTTTCCAAGTTTTTTCATTTGCCTCTCTTGCTTTTTGCTTTTGGTAGTCTGTTTGTTCTTTTCCTATATTGGCATTTCTTATTTTTTCAATAGTTTCTGGTGAAAGTTTTTTACCAAGATGCTTTTGTCTATTTTTTTCTTTAGATTCTTCAGTATGTTTTTTGCCTAGTAGGGGATGAATTCTTCCTTCGGCATATCCTTTTTTTACAGACTCACTTACTTTATTTCTAACTTCTTCATTTTTCATTGGATTTTTATCTCCAGCAAATCTACTTGGATTTAGTTTGGATGGATTAAACCTTGACGACCAACCGACACCTTTATCGTTCCAGTTCATACATAAAGAATTTGATATATTTTGTTCTATTAAAAGAGTTTCTTTTTCTATTAGTTCTTTATCATTATTACAATATTCAAGTATTTCTCTCGAAAGATTTGATTTTTCTTTTATTGATTTCACCCATCTTCCACTGCCCAAATATCCATCATTTATATTTTTAGTTGAGTGCCTTCCGATATAATATTTTCCAGAAATATGTGTGGTCTTGTATATAAAATGTTGCATAAAAAAAGAGAGTCGTAAGACTCTCTTATTTATACTAGTAATCACATTAGGTTTATAACCTTACATGAGATTTGCAACTTTGACTCTCCTGTAATAAGCGTTGAGGTTGTTATTAAGAGCACCCTGACCCACGGTTGTACCTTCAGCGAATGGATTGGCGACCATGCCGTAGCGGGTCTTAAATCCGATTTTTGGTTGGAAGGTGTTCTCACCAACGGCACGAACCATTTGGAGAGGAACATAAGGGCAGTAGAATAGACCTGCGTCATAAGGAGAAGAACCCTTATAACCAACAACGTAGAACTGATTAGGAGCAACGTTTGCCGAATATGGGTCAATATAAACCTTATACTTACCTTGAAGAACGCCAGCAAAGGTATTGCCGGTATCATCAACATTCAGGTTTGCGTTGAGTGCTGGGGTGTAATCAAGAACTCCTGCCATCGCAAGTGCCGAAGCAACGTCTGCGGAGCAAAGAATCATATTACCCTTTCCTCTACGAGTTTGCTGGGCGATAGCGTTAGCATCGCGCTCGATTTGGAAGATAAGACCCTTGAACTTCTCAACCGACCAACGACCGTTGGAGTCAACGTCAAGGTCAAAAGTACCAGCAGTAGCAGTGTTTGCTTGAGCACCAGGCTTAGCAATCTTGTATACGGTTCTGATAACTTCGCGGTTGATTTCGGCAAGAATCTCAGTTGAGAGAATGTTTGCCAATTCTGCTTCAGCATTCAGACCATGAATTGCCTTGAGGTCTTGAGCGAGCTCAAGTGAATACTCAGCTTTCAGAGCACGGGACTTAGCAGTAACAGTGACTTTCTCGATTGAGAATGCCATTTCGTTGAATGCATTGCCATCACCAAGTGCTTCTGAATCGCCAGTATTCATACCGGTGGAAACGTTGTAGGTTCCTGCGGTTGGAGTATCGTTCAGAACGCTTGGGTTGGTTCCTGACTGAGCAGCAGTAGTACCGAAACCGACGTTACCTGATACAAGGTTGTTGGTAGCACTCTGAGCAGAGAATCTTGTGTCTGCTTCGTCAAAGAATGCTTCAGTTCCAGACTGACTGGTGTAACGTGAACGCATCGCAAAGATGAGTCCAGTAGGTCCGTTCATTGGTTGAACGCCACACAGGTCATAAGCAATCAGATTAGGCATCGAGCGTCTGATTAACGAAATCAGAACGGGGTCGAAACCAGCTGTAGGTCCAGCATTAAATCCTTGAGCACTGCCACCAAATCCACCGGAAGCACCAGCAGCATTGCCAGAGTTGGTTGGAGATTCGTAGAGGAAGTCACGCTCTTCGCGGAGTTCTCTCTCTTGGTTTTCTAGCAGGATAGCGGTTACAGATCTGCGATGTGCATCTTTGATCTGATCCATTCCGGAATAATCCAGAATTGGTGCCCACTTCTCCTGCAAATATTCTGCGTTGAACATTTGCATTTGTTTTACCTTGTTAAAAGTTTTTGTTTGATTGTTTATTATTTAAAAAATCACAGTTTGGCGACTCTTCCCAGAGTCTGAAGGTATGTTGCCATTCTTCCATCAACTTGTGGTTGTTGGGACTGGACATCAGTACTTTCGGATAAGGTTTCAGAGTCATCTCTTTGAGCACTAGTATATGTTGGGAAATAAGATTCCCTCAGAGTTACCAGTTTCTCACGATAGTTTGCTTCACTATCAAACTCAACATTTTCGGCAAGAGAAGCGAGTTTGTCCTTCTGAGAAAGTGCAAGACCCTCAGCGACATCTGCAAAAATTACATCGGCAACCGACTCTGCTAATCTTCTGTTCAGAGCAACATTTCTTTGAATTTGCTCGTTGAGTTTTCCTTCCATTTCATCAAGTTTATCTACCATACTCTCGATTACATCATATCTATCTTCAGGGATTGAAACATAATGATCTTCAAAAAGACCTCTCATTCCTTGGAGGAATGATTCGGTCATTTCAGTTTTGAGACCGTGCTCAACTGCAAGTGCGTTTTCAGAAACCCACTCATCAGCAACATACTCAAGGTATGCATCGACACGATCAACAAGACCTTCTTTGATTACTTCAATTTCTTCAATGAGTGCATTTTCATAAGTTTCTTGAAGTTCTTCTTTGATTTCAACAACCTTAGAACGGATTGCTGCCTCAAAAATTGTTCTTGCCTTTTCTTGGAACTCTTCCGAGAGATCCTCACCAGCAAGGAGAGCATTAACATCTTCTTCGATGTCAAAGTCTTCCTTCATTTCATCTTCGTCTTCATCTTCTTCTTCTTTAGAAGACTTTTTACCTTTCTTTGGTTTTGGATCTTCTTCTTCGTCTTCGTGAGACTCTTCAGATACTACATCTTCTTCTTCATCTTCTTCATCGACAAGATCTTCATCTTCTTCAGTCTCTTCCTTAACACCTTTCATAGGATCTGCTGCAGATGCCTTAGCATTTACAACATCTCTAACTTGTGCAAGAGTTGTGGCAGGATCCTTGAGTTTTGAAGAATCGTCATCGGGACGATAATTTTCTGGAGTTGGACCACCCAAATCTTCCCAAGAACCAGTTTGACCTGGAGTTAAAATAGGAGTTGCACTCTTTGAAGGAGTTTCGGCAGGTGAGGCTCCTTTGGTTACTACGTTTTCCATTTCTTGTAAATTTCTACCAACGGACATTTTTTTAGATCTTGTATTATAATCTATATTTATTTATAATTTATAGATTTCCTAAGAAATCTTGAAACAATTGAACTTTATGCTCTTGTAGAGTTTTTTCATCTACAAGAGTATTAATTCTCTTCTTTGTTTGCTCTGCAAGTCTTTCACGAAGGATTCCTCCTTCCCAAATCCATTCCTTCCCTTCAAATATTCCCTGTACAAAAGCATCGGGAGCAGAAGGATCTGCCACAATATCAGCAGCAGTTGCGAGCATAAAGTCTTTACCAACAATTTTATGACCTTCATTAGTCATTTGGAGTGATCCAACACCACGAGAAGAAACTCCAAGACAAACGCCTTCTTTAATAAGAGATTCGGCAATCTTACCCATAGGAGTTCCAAGAAGTTGTGCCTTACCAATAAAATTGCATCCCTTTTGTTCTAAGGAAACAATCTTATGAGAAACACGGTCAAGATTTACCGTAGGACCATCTGGATGTCCGAGTTCTCCAAGAGCACGACCTTTACAAACGAATGCTTCATTATATCTTGCCACTTCTTTCGCAAGAGTTTCCATCGGATACATTCTACCGTTACGGTTACAAATGTCTCCCTGAAGGAAAACTCCTTGAATAAAGGTTTTAGTTTCTTTACCTACTTTTTCGGTAATAAACTCTACGTGTGAGACTTCTTCTGTGATGAGTTTCATTTTTATTCGGTGACTAACTGAACGATTTCTGTGATACTTACATTTTGAGATCCATCTGCCGCAAGAACACTCACTTTCACACTTCTTGCAATATTTGCATTAGTTGTAGTAATTACTCCAACAATAGAAGAACTATTGTGTGAAATTGTTAAAGAATCATTAAGCACTTGAGTGACTAATTTATGTTCTGTATTAATTCCTGCCGGTTGGGCATTTTGGATAGTAACATAATCACCAACTAAAAATGGATTTCCTGCATTTTCACTAAAAGAAACAATTGTTGATGTTCCCGTAGTAATTCCCGCAATCTTTTGTCTTGCAAGTCTTTCTTTCAATACTTCATTACCATATGGACCAATTTGAAAAGAATTTACGGTGGCAACAGGTTCACTATCAATTTCAACATAGACCGATGTTAGTCCAGTAGAAACTCTCAAATATCCACTTTTAAGAGCAATAGGATTGCTAGTAGTTGCTGCACCCGCAGTTGCAGTTATTCTATTTACTTTTTGTACAACCTTAATTGCCATTACTCTTGGTCCTCCGTATTGTCTTCATCACCAAACATCGATGCCGCAATATAAGGTCGGGCAGAATCAACTCTGTCCGATGCTTTTGCGTATAATATTTCTTTAATTCTATCGGATACATCGGATGCCGAAGCATCTGTTGCAATCAAATCGATAAGTTCTTCCATAAAAACAATTTATTATTATAAGATTATTTATATCTTGCCACCTTTAGGTTCTGGAGGAGGTTCTGGAGCAACAGGTTCTTGTGGAATTTCTTCTGGAACTCCTTCTGCCGGTGGAACTTCCCCACCTTCTGGAATTGGATTTCCCATTTCATCTACCTGAGCATTCGGGTCTGGGAGAATACCTTTAGCAATTTCATCATCAATCTGAGCATCAATTTCGATAATTTCTGAATCAGTTTGACGAAGAATCTTTTTACGAACATATTCGGTAGAAAAATACTTTCCGATATATGCCTCCATAGAAGTAACAAGTGACAATCTATTTGTAAGTAATTCCGCCTCCTTAAGTTCGGCAAAATGATTATCATATAAGAAATCATACTGAATATGATCGCTCATAATCTCCCAATCTTCTGGAGTTACAACATTCTTAAGGAGTAGTTGAGTGCGAAGCATATCATTAAACATATTTGCAAAACGCTTTCTTAGGCGTCCGACAAACTTAGAAAACTTAAGTTCATCTCTTAGAATTTCTGATGAACGTCCCAGATTGAATCCATCACCACCACCAGCAATTCTGGATTCTGGAACTCCAAGTGCCCTATAAAGTTTTTTCTGGAAATATTCAATATCTGAAAGTTCGCCAAGATTTTGACCACCAGGTAGAGTTGTTATTTCAGTTCCCCTACCACCTTCTCTTCTTGGAAGCCAGAAATCCTCAAGCATACTCATATACTTGCGATCATCACGAACTTCACCTGTCTGTGCATCATAAACTAATTTATTGCGGTAGCGACTCATAACCTCCTTGAGGTATTGCTCTGCTTTTACCTTTGGAAGATTGCCAACATCAATATAAAAAATACGACGCTCTGGTGCTCTGGATAATCTGTAAATCACCAGAGAATCTTCAATCATTCTAAGTTGATTGAGTGCCTTAATTGATTTGTGGAGATATGATAGTACTGTTCCTTTATTTCTATCTACTAATCCAGAAGTGCAGTAAGTAACAGAATCTTTTGCTATCTTTACCGAATTCTTTGCTGATGAACTAAAAGTACCTGAGGGATAATTAGTGGTTGGAGTATAGATAAAATATTCTTCAATTTCTGGATATGTAACCTGATTTACATTAAAATTGGTAAGTGCAGATAAATTTGGTCCAGAATTATTATTTGTCTTTTTTTCCTGACGAACGTGCTTCATCTTCATAGGATCAATATATCTCAATTCCTGAATTCCATCTTCAGGTTTCTTTACATCAATAATTTTGAGATAAAATAGTCTTCCGTCAACATACCAGTTTTTAAAAATTTCGTGAGACTTCTTATCGAAGTCCATAATTTCTTTGATGTGCTTAAATTCTTCTCTTATAACTTTTTTTAGTTTATCGCTCGCATTCAAATTTGATAGTTCTATTTCAACTGGAGAATCATATAAGTCACTTACAATTGCTTCATTAACAACATCTTCAATTGCTCCATCACATTCTGGATGAAGAGCCATCTCACGATATCTTCTAATTAGATCATATTCAGTTCTGTAAACACCTTCAATATCAATAGTTTGCCCATAAAAACCCGATTGGATATAATGATCAACCCCGTCCTCATTATTAGGAGGAACGGGGGAGACTATAGATTTGGATTTTTTTTCATTATCCTCAATTGAAAAACCAAAAAGTTTCGCCATCTTATAAAGTATGCTTACCTGTTATAGTTTATTTAGTTGATATCTTCGCCACCAGCAGCAGGAGAATCACCCTTGACTGCTTCCCACCAGAGAACTTGCATTTCTACAGTAAACTCCTGAATTGCATCAGTTTCATATGCTAACTGAATTGGACTGATATTTGTTGGAAACAAATCATAGAAATGATATGCTCTTAGAGTTGAACCATCACGATCTAAGTGGTAAACAAATGCATCTGCCTGATATAGTGCAGGATCAGTAACTCCAGTGTTATCAGAAACTCGGTTGATTACATTCATCCAATTTTCAAATGCCGAACGAATGGCAAAATCAGTATCGTTAATGACGGTAATCGTCCAACTTTCAAAGGTGCGGTCTCCTGCTAATTTTAGAGTTCTTCCTCTAAAGGCAACTTCCAGTGGAGTCACCGTTGAACCTGGAAGTGCCGCCGTTTTGACTAAAAATCTAGACTTGTCGAGAACATTAGTGTCAGCAGGAGCAG